CGCTGGGTTCGTGCTGAATGAGTCATCGGCTGCCATAACATACTGGGCTGAATCATGGTTGCCCATTTTGGCCTTGATGCTGTGTTCCAAGTACGAGGCTTGGCTGTTGATTGGGCTACGAGGCTTGACGTAGGCCACTGGTGCTGCGGCGTGAACAACCGCTGCTGCGGTCACTTCATCTGCCACTGGTGCGGTTGTTTCTTCCACTGTGATCTCCTGTGGTTGTTCCTCGGCAGGTTGTTCCGCCTCGGTGGTTTCTGGGGTTTCCTCATCGGCCTCTGTGGCTGCGACTTGGGAAATCTGTGCATCCTTAAACGCTGGGTTTGTTACATGAGCAACGGCTTCAAGTTTTGCAGCTGATACGACCATGACGCCCTTTTCGATGGTGTATTCACCGACATTAGCCTCGATGCTAAATGCCGGGCGAAGTCCCTCGGATGCTTCGACCAGTGCATCATTGCCAGCACCCGTTGGCGCGATCTTAAACGCCATCGAGATTCCTGCTGGGGTGACTTCCTCTGATCCAGCGATGCCACGACCCAATGGGCGTGTGCGGTCATGTTCCATGTTTAAGACAATTTGGCTTGGGTCAATTTCGCCAAACGCGCCAAACTCAAAGCGCACTGGGCCAGCCGAGGTGTTGCCAACCTTGGCAAACGGCACGACAAGCCCCTTGATGGTGCGAGTTTCAACATTGGCCGCTAATACTTGGCCCTCAAAACTAAGTTGCATTTTCATTTCCTCTCGGTGCGAGATCCATTGACTCTCGGGCTTCCTCAACATCGATAATGCCAACTTCGAGCATCTTGCTCAAAACCTCTACTTGTTCAAGTGGGTTTCCGCGTAGGTAATCATCGAGATCAAATCGGACAGTCGAGCCGCGTGGGGTGATGTCGTTCATGCTTAGTCGTTCAGAAATACAGGACATGAACGGCTTTAGGCTGAAATCGACAAGGCTTCGGCGTTCCTGGCTTACGTTGGAGTAAGTCGCGCTGGCTGATTCGGCGTTTATGTACCAGGCAGGGATGTTGCACATGCGAGCGATTTCGGCGGCTGTGTTCAAGCGAGATTCGGTCAGCTGCATTTGCCCGGCATCGTATCCGAAAGTCGTGACATCTAATGGGCCTGATAGGTAAGCGGTTGAGCGTGTGGCTCGGGCTTGCTTCCACTGGGCCAGTAGGCTTGACACCTGCTCTGGCGGTAAATCAACGCCACTATTCTTAATCACCATTGTTGGGTTTGGCTCGCTGGCCATACGCTGAACGGCTTCCTCTAGTTTCAAGGCTGTCGAGATAGTGCGGCCACCTCGGTTAAGAATGCCCTCATCGATACCGCTAAACATGATTAAAGATCCCACACCAGACATCGGCATCAAACCGCCCTCGATGTAGAAACCGTTAACGATCTCTTGGGTGTTCAAATCAGTTGTGAAAGTCACTCGGGTTGGATCAATTCGGCGAGCCTGTGTCGGTCTGCCATCCTCGGCGTTAACCTCTAGCACTTGCCAGAATGATCGGCCATGAAATAACAAATCCTCGACAGTCCAAGCCATAGTCACAGCTAGTGGAATGGCTGGATCTGGTTGTTCAAGAATCTTGCGACCCTCGATCTTTGCCCCAGTGACATCGTTGTACGAGTTCAGGCCAAGGGTTGCGATTGTGCCAGCAATAATGTTGCGAGCGCGTGCCACTGCTGGCACTTGCATCGCACTTGATCGGTCAACTCGGAAAGTGTTAAATGGCGTAAAATAGGCATCCTGGTAAAACGGGATAGCGATACCTGCACGCGCTTCGATCTGTGGCTTTTCAGTGGGCGCACCCAGTAAAAAATCTATGAATCCCATCTTGTCATTACACCACAAGCAAATGACATCAGTGTAATTTTGTCACCGCTTGTCACCTTGTTGCGCGTGTTGTCACACAGATCGGCCAGTTAGTCCTAGTGGTCTTGATCCCTCTTTGATAACTGGCCGACCTCGGGTGAACCCAAGGCAGGGTTATGCACTGATTATAGACACAGTTTGTTGTGGCTCAGTTGCATGACCCACCGCCATAACCAAAGCAACTGCCGCGCTGATTGGTACTTGGGCGGCTCGGCGAGCAATGCGCCAACCCCCATCCGATGCCGGGCGGCGAGCGCAACTGACCAGATGGCTGTGCAAAGTTTCTTGGGCTGGATGTAGCAGCTGCCGAGATTGCATTGCATTCATTGTCTGATCGCACATGATTGAAAAGTTGGCCGAGTTCCAAGGCGTTGGCGCAACTGGCACACCAGCCTGGGCAAGTCTTGGCGCGATGTATCCAGCAGTATTTGGATCATAGGCCAGCACCCTTGGGCGATAGCGGCGAGTCAGTGCGGAGATCTCGCCAGCGAGTTCCAAATCGTTGATGCCACCCTCTTTGCGCCATTCGTGCAGGAATACCCCAAAGCCATTGTCGCGTTGTTGCAGTGTGACAAGACAGGCCAACTCTCGATTGAAATTGAGATCCATTGCCATCCATGTTGGCAACCCATCCTCCAAGGCGATGTCTGCCTCGCATTCGTTCCACACCTGCATTGGCCAAGGGCTGTCGATTGCATCAACCCACATGCAAAGCGTTTCGGTCTTAAACGCATCGGGGCTGTCAAAGGTTGCGGCATCTTTGATGTTTTGCTCGTTGATCGTGTAACCCATAGCAGGGTTGGCCATTTTCCAAGCCTCAATGTCGTCAACCGATGATCCTGCTGGCGCGCTGTATTCGTAATACCCCATTCGGTCACTTGTAAATGTCAAGGCTCGGCGGCGTTGCTCGTTCAAAACATCCGAAGTTAGATCGCCAGCATTGGATGTCCAAAACACTTGGGCATTGGGTCTGGCTCGGGTGATCGGAGTGACGGCGGCCCATGTGTCGGTGTCAATCTCTCGCAGCTCATCGACATACAGCAGGTCTGCCGTTGCGCCACGCGGCCCCTCATTAGTTGCAGCCCTGATTGAGTATTTGCGGATTCGCTCACACTTTTCCCCACATGACTTGGGGTAATGGTGGCAATAAACCTCTAACTCCTCTTGGCCGTTAGTCCGGGAAACTCGCTTGATCCGCTTTCGCATCCAGTCCAGCGATTCGGCCATGTCGACAGTTTGCTTGAAAGTGTCCAAAGACAGTTGCCGAGTCTGGGACATGGCGATGGCGTTCTTTTCACCAAAGACATACAGGCCAGCAAGGATTCTCATCCGCATCATGTGGGTTTTGCCATTCTGCCTGGCTACAAGTACGCCAACCGATGATCTAGCCCACTTGCCATTTGGCAAAACTTGCAGGGCATCATTTAGGACATGATTCTGCCAAGGCAGTAAAGGCACACCTAATTCATCAGCTAGTTGAGCCACCACTGGCCCTGCGCTGGGCAGGTGCAGACTTTGACTTTCGATCCTTGGCCTCGATGAGCCGTAGATAGTTTCCGACATGGTTTGTCCCGTCATTTTCCTCGCCCTGTTTTCCTGCTGTCCTAGTTTCCACTGTCATGTGGAGTTGTTGCAATACGGCTAAGTATTTAGCGGCCAAAGGTGTTGCCTCTTTGAGATCGCCCATGTCAAAAGCCGTGTCAAGTGCCTGGGCAATCCGCCGGGCGAGAGTTATGGCCGCCACATCAGTTGGCGCGATCCAACTTGCTACTGACAAAGCCGAGTTCAGGGAATCGAGTATTCCCATTGGTTTGGTCTGGGTTGGTTCTGGTTTCTTTTGGGTCATGACCTAGGCCTTTCGGTTGTTGGTGGGTCAAATCTGGTCAATCGGGGAGAGAGAGAACCAAGGGAGTCTGTGGGTGGCACAACCCTAGAAAAAACCGCCCTATGGCTTTCTGTGCCTCTCTCACGCGTACTGTTAAACCTCGATGTTTTGGCTTTGTGGCAAGGCTTACACAAGGGTTGCACATTGTCGATGGTGTTACTACCCCCAGCTGCTAACTCGATGATGTGATCGACCTCGGTTGCCCGGTCACCACACATAAGGCAAGCCCTACCCCATACTCTGAAACACGCAGCCCTAAGGTTGCGCCATTGTGTTGTTGTGCCTTGGCTATGCGCTCTGCTCATGCCCACTCACTATGTTGTACGCATCCATCAAGCCTCGCTCATACTTGTAGTTCGATGGATGTATGTCCAGGATGTAATCAGTTAACTTGTCTAAGCGTTCCTTGTATGTTGCCTCAATGATGCTAGCCAATTCCTTTGCATCCTTGATCTGTTCTTGTAGTTGCGTATGATCTTTTCTTAAATACTCAACCATCGCTACATACTCCAAGAGTTCATCGTGCTTTACCTGCACCCATCTCGTCATGATTTAGATCGTAACCTATACTTGCCACCCGAGCCGATAGGTGAGCAGGGAATGGCATTGGATCAAGCCACTCGCCACCGTCACCGCGTAGGTTTGGTTGGTCATGGGTGCTTTCGCACAATCGCGCCATGTGCCTTAGTGCTGGGTGTTTTGATGCCAGGCGATTCGTGTTGACATCAGCTGCTAAGGCTCGCATTTCTGCTATTTTCATGGGCTTATCAATCCATGCCGAGATACGCCATCTGACGGCGGTTCACCCGATAATTAGTCGGGCATCAGTTATACTCTTGACTAGAGGTTCAACGCTCTGGATGTTAGCATCTAAATGAACGGCACGCGGTTCTTTCTTGGGATCCGCGTGTCGTTTGTTTTCAGATTAGATCTGCTGGCCCAAGTTTTTCGTAAAACTTTTCCCAGTTACCACAACAATGTGTGACCCACATACGCTCATTAGTATCAGGATCAACACCAAAATCCACTGGTTCAAGTATCTTGGCGCACTGTGGGCATGACTGTGGCAGGTTTTGAGCTGCTAAGTAATGACCTCGTATCTTGCCCTCAATACTTGCCCAAACTGCATCACTTGAAATTGGTTCTTTCATAATGTTTTCCAATACCCTTTCAATCTCATCCACGATTTTGCCATTTCTCACAAAAGCCACATGGCTTGCCTATGTATACCCATCCACCGCAACCACAGCGCATGACCTCTGATTCACTCACTCGCCAACTCCATCTGCGCCGGGACTATCAATGATCGCCACACCCGTGTTGGGCTAGCGTGTTTGCGCTTGTTGTGGCTCGGCTCAAATACGTCAGTGATCTGAATCAAGCCTTTGGTCTGTGCCTGTCGCATGACACCCCCCATCGCTCGGTTTTCTTTAGTTCGATAACCCTGTGCCTCCACCAGTTCAAGTACATCATCAGCTGTAAAGGTGTCCCGAGTCTTTGCAAGATGGTTTATGGCTCGCATTGATGCGGCCCACCATGTCCCATCAGCGTGTTCGCTGACTTGGGTGATCGCATCGATCTTGGCTGACATTCCATCACGCTTGCACAGTGCGCAATACCTAGACCCTCTTGGTTCGCCATGATTGCACATTAGGAACGATCCCATTTTGCTTCACATCGTTCACCCTCGCCACCTACTGGGCAGACATAGCCAGCGTAAGGTGTGCCATCTTTCTTTAGGCCAGTCTTACGGCGCATTGGCCCATGCTTACATTCCGGCACGCTCAAATCAGGCTCATCCACTAATGCCCAAGGGTCAACCTCTTTTGGCTTTGCTGGCCCAGGTGCTTGGCGATCTTTAGCTGCTTGTACCTCTTGTTTGGATGCAATGCCTTTGGATAACCCAAGCCCTAACGCCGCTAGGCAACGCCCCCATGCTGATGTTTCTAGATTCTGCAATTCGCTGCCCCGAGTGTAGGGAGTCTTGCCCTCGATCAGTTCGGCAGCTGTGCCGATGCCAGGGCGTTCGTCATTGGGTGTGCGGTAAGCGTAAGCGATGCCCCACATCATCAAAGGCGATCCCTCTAAAATTCCCTTAAACTCAAACTGCAATGAGCCATCGGGATACTTGCCATAAAACTCTTTAATGCGCTCTTGGACTGTTGTGTAAGCCTCTAAGTCAAAACCTGCCATTAGATTGCCCATCCATCTTTTGCCATTTGTTGCTCAATGTTTTCTGCGCTGTGCGCCCATCGCCAGTATCTGATCGATGCCTCTTTGCGCTTTTGTTCTTGATGACTATTTTCTATTGCTACACCGACAAAAATGCCGACTATGAAAAATAATCCAAACCCTAGTAATGCTAGTAGTCCCATGCCCTGTTTCTCTTTTCTATTTGTCGAGTTCGCTGGCT